ACCATTCAATCGACCTTGCCACCAAGCTAAATTACTTGGCCGCCCCAGCTTTATCCGAGAGGAGTTGTTCAATTGCTTTTTGAGCCTCATATTTAGCCTCAGCATCTTGTTTAAGAAACTCCAGGATCTCCTCCTGGGCCTCAACATTGTTAACTTCAGTCGTCACTTTCTTCTTGGTCCGCAGGTTACTCGTCTTCATAATTGTCGTTCAATGCTTCCAAGAGTTCATCATACTTCTCAATCACTTGGTCCGTCAAGAACTCAACAAGTTCAGTGGACGTAATATCCAACAGTTCCAAAATCGTCAATTCATCAAGCTGACTTAGCTTTTCTTTGATCTCTTCAATCGTCAGTTCACTCATCCAATTCCTTAAACATCTTCATAAAAGCAAAGGCTGCGGTCTTGGGCTCCATATTCAAAGGCATATATTCTGGATCAATCTCAGGGCGAATGCCCCTCCAAAGACTCCAATCATTACCTTGTGATGGCAGTAAGTAATGTGCCTCATCACTTAACTGTTCCCAATCTGCTTGTTTTACTTCTTTATAGTTATCCCAATCCAGATTATACTTCTCACCAATAACTTCCATAATCTTTTCTTCCATCTTATTGTAGTCGGGAAGAAATTGTTTGATCGGAGAGGGCATATCTGTAATATACGCTTCGGCAGCATCATGCAGCAGTCCGGTACGACACAATCGAGTGTCGAATCCTTTGGATCGCAAACGGCGTGCCACGGCAATGCTGTGTTCTGCCACCGACATAAAATCTGAACAGTGGCCATTAAACCGACAGTTGTTAGATAAAGCGAACGCAATGTCGTTAATATCAATCTGCTCTGGCTTAGGATCCATGAAGTAAAAAGATTTACCGCTGGACGTCTCGATATATGGTTCGATCATTTAATATATTCCTCGATCCTATTTAAAATCGTAGGATCTGCGTCTATGGTTCCAACATACCAATTACACTGGTGACACAATAATCCTCTAACCCGTCCAGTAGTATGATTATGATCCACATGGAGTGGGATCTTACCTGGTTTGCGGTTACATAATTTACACCCACCGTTCTGAGTGTCTAGCATCCTGGCATAGTCTTCCAGGGTTAATCCGTAGTTCTTCAATAGCATTCTACTTCTACGAATTTCTGGATTGTCCTTCTCTTTTTGCTTTCTTCTATCTTGGATGACTTTGGCCCTGTCAGGATTAGCAAGAATCCACTTAGTAGTATTCGAACGCTGATCTGATTTATAGACTGGATTCGTTTCCTTTAGCCATTTATCATAACAGGGTTTGCACATACCTCGTGCTTGGTGTTTTCGTTGTGGATGACACTCAGCTAGTTTCATTCAGAATGCCGTTTGGTCCGTATGGAAGGTCGTCCCATTTGGTCCCCTTCTTGCTCAGAGCAGAAAGAAACATCCAACAGCAACCAAGATGATCAATGTGAGGTAGGCCCGATTCGCCATCAAGATACTCACCTTTCTTGATAGCCCCAAGATGGCGCTCCATAGCAGCAACCAGCCTACTATAGTTAATACCTTTGGCCCAGTTCCAACTGGCGTATTTATTTGAACCAAAGGTAAGTACGGCAGCCAGCCCCTCCAATGCCCAAGGATCGAGTAGATCCATTCTAGGCTTGTCTGTATCATGCTTGGTCCCACCTGCATGTTGATCGGGGAATAGATCCCCTTGTGCGTCTGCTTTAAATCCCATTGTACAAGTCTCCGGTATCGGCCAGAGAGCTGGTGTAATCGCCGCGATTAATTCTATCATTTAGATCCAGTATCATTGACGCCAAGATGTGAAACGTACTGGTGTTGGCGTGTTGCCAGTCAGTCAACGTACCGCTAACCAATGCTCGGCCAGCGAGTTCAATCATCTGCTGCAACTCAGTATAATCTTTAGCTTCCATAGCGCTTCTTCAAGTAGTTGAGGGAGACTTGCATGGCGTCAAATTCTCCGTTGTTGACTTCGTGGAGAACCCAGATACCCCGCCAATAGTTGTTACCTTGTGCACCCAGGTAATCTTCATCATGTTCATAACAACAGCCTGCAAAGATACCCGTAATCTCCGTACCATCGGCTTTCTGTCCGTAAGCGATGCCACGATTCTGTACGTGGCCCATCACTGCTGACATATGCCGTTTTGTAAGAAGCGCTGAAGGACTTGCAACTGGACGTCCCATGACACCGGAAGTGAAATAATGGCTGTAAGCAATACCATCAATAACACAAACCTCCAGAAAAGGTTTAACTTCCCACCCATAGCGTTCATAACCCAGGTCATCGACACTAATAGTCCCATCGAGCTTAGGATCACCATCAACCACACGATCAATTCGATTCTCATGATTTCCGAGTGTCAGTACCATCCTAGGTTTGTATTGTTTCTTACCGTTCTTGCGGGCACGTTCGTTGAACTCATTCATAGGCCCCAGGAGACGCTGCATAGCCTCGTGGCTGGCCTCGATGTCTGCGATGTACCTACGACCCTCAAACGACTTACGACCTACGTCATAGGAACTAAGGCTAGCCATATCCGCAAAGTCGCCTATGTTCACAATTACCTCAGGCTGTTTCTCGACGATGTAATGGCCGATGCGTTCTAGGTAATCGTAGTTATGGTCCGGCTTTACTTGACAATCGGGCAGCACTAGATGTTTCATTGCTTCCCCTCAGGAAGTTCATGCAGATCGTGGATCGCATGGGTTTCTGTGCTTGCAAAGATAGGGTGTCCTGATTCAATCAAAGTATCAAGGCCCACCTCAATCACGTAAGCCAACTCAGCACCTTCAAGGATGCCTTGGAAGACCACACTACCATCCTCCCGTTCCACAGTTCGCTTTACTCGCATGAGCGGCGCTCCACCGCGATGTTATCGCTTTTCATTAAAGGGCCGCAACCAGTGCTGCGCTTGCCTCGGCTATCGTAGCGTAGTAGGTTTCGGTTTCAACAGCCCCTTCCGTTGCGGTGGGCGGGACAAAGAGAACAACAACAAACCCATTAAGGATCTGTCGGATTACTGCTGATGCCATTGAATTCATTTGAACCATTCCTTTGGAATAGAGTCTATCGTAGCCCATTTGATCCCGTGCTGGTCGCACCACTCGCCATATGTAGTCTTAGAGACTCGGCTCAGTTTATTATTGGGATTCTGGAACACTAGATAAACAGTGATGTCGGGATGTTGTTCTTTGATATGAAGATGTTTAGCACGATCTTGTGCTTTGAACAGTCCCTTAGTTTCGATGTACACACCCTCTTTTACTTTGAAGTCTGGGTTGTATGTGTGTGTTACTTGATACTGGAGCTTATCTGTTTCGTATTTTAGTTTTGGATAAGCTTGTGCAAATGTTTGCTCGAACTTACTCTTGTATGGCTTGATCGAGTCTAACTTCTGTTTCCTTCGGGAATTCCCACCAGTCATTGTCTTTTTTCATTATCCAAAGTAATTTACCGTTTCGTAGAAGTCGTTCGTCATCGTTGTATAGGGCTTGAACTATCTCGAACATGTCCCATTCGTCTTCTACGTCATTAATATACTTACCCGCTTTTACCGGCCCAATACCCCGGATACCATGAACATTATCACTAGTATCCCCAGTGAGAAGCTGCCTATAAAACAGGCGTAGTCCGTCAAGAGGATCGACCATATCAAACTCATCTCGTCTCCAGTTGTAGTGACGACCTGCGATCTGCTTAAGGTCTTTGTCTATGGAGCAGATGATCGTGGTTAGCGGTTCCGCTTGGCTTTGATTGATGCCCATCTCATCGTCAGCCTCATTACCGTCGGAGACTCTGGCACCCCACTTAGTGACCATGTAAGCATTAGCCTCGGCGCGGAACACTGGCGGTATTTTGTCTTTCCTGTTGGCTTTGTATTCTGGATCGATTTCATAACGTTTGTTGTTGTCGCCTGTGATAAAACATTGGTAGGAGTCGGCACGCGTGGTGTTGAGTATTCGATTCATTAGGTCATCGATGTCTCGTACCACAGCGTCCCAACCGTACTCATTGTTGTAGGCGGCACAGGAGAACGCTACAATATCAGCATCCACCAATGCTCGCATGATTTAGGCTGCCGGGGGAGTAGTCGTTTCCGTCGGAGCAACAACTACCGGAGGCACCACAACCGTTTCCGGCTTCGGATCAGCCGCTGCTGCGGGAGCTGCCGGCTTGGCCGTCACACCAAACATCGCATCCAGCTTCTGTTCAATACGCGTGAATGCTGCTTTGATGTCAGCCAATTCTGCTACAACTTTTGCTTTAAACGTCGAGAAAAAAGTAAACATTTCTAATATGTCCTTAATTTGTGTTAGTGTTATAAGTCGTGTGTACAGCCGTGCTGCAAATGGTTCAATAAGGAATAGAATCTTCCATATCTTCGATACTTCCCACATCTTTACGAGCGGTGTCTTCAGCTTCTCCACTACCAAAAACAAATGCCTCAAAACGCTCAGCAGTTGCAATTATGTCATCCACGTGAGGGGGAACCTTTGCTCCCGTTGTGAGAAGTTCAATCGCGTTGCTCAGACTTGACTGGCGAACAATAAAGATCTGCTTCTTCGCCCGTTCCTCCGGAGTTTCGTAGGTCGGCTTTGCAGTGGCATAACTTGCAGTACCAGTGCGAGCCGATGTCCCCGTCGTCGAACCAGACCCACTTGTGCTCCCCGAGGTCGCACCGCCGCCGTGATTTCGAGTTGCGGTCGTCCATTCCCAATACTTCTCCCCTTTAACCAACTCAACGTCATACACTTCCAACGCCTTTGCGTCTGCCAGCACCCTAAACGTAGTCCCTTCGGTCTTGCTGAAGGACATAAGCTTCTTCGCACCAACCTTACCACCATCACTCAGATTCTTGTATGCTACTTCAAGCATCTGATAACTACCCTTGGCAGTCGGTTTCGTTTCACTGGTTACTGATAAAACCTGAACTTGAATACTCATTCAATCTCCTAAATGTATATATACATCTTAACACAATTTAATAAGGCTTGTCAACTTTAACCATATCAAGAGTG